GACGACATCCCCGTTCGGCCCCCAGCTCGGCAGGCCGGTCAGTTGCCGAACCTCATTGATACTCGCGTTACTCGCCTGAAACAGCGCCAGCATATCGTCCGGCGGCCGCAGCAGGTAATCATCGCGCTTCGGCTGGCCGATCAACTCACGCCCTTCGTTATAGTCGAGCAGGCGGCGACTCACCAGGTTGATCGATGTTTCCGAGCGCACGAAATTGGCTTCAGCCAGCGCCGGGATTTTGTTCTTTTCGAGCGCCAGCGTGAAGCGATCACGCGGGTGAAAATCCCGGTGTGCCCACTGCTCATTGAGCGCAGGCAGAATCACGCGTACCACCAGCGGGATCGCGGTATTGCGCATGTGATTCAATTCGATCGAGTTGTACGTCGAATTCGCGCTCAGCGGGTCGCTGACGTCCTCCAGGCCGATCAGGGCCAGAGGCACGCCGAAGATGGCTGCGATGTCCTGCCGTTCGCCAACCTTCAATTCCGTGAGCGCCATATCCTTCGGCGCGGACTGAATCGGGGTCCAGCGTGCACCCGCAGGCATGACGGCCGTTTTCCCGGCGTTCTTCGCGCCTTTGAACTGCTGCCATTCCCGCCGGGCATCTTCATAATCCTGCGACTGGAGATCGTGATCGAAGGTCAGCATGCCGTCCAGTCGCGCAGCGTTCACGAAAAACGCGGCGGCCGTGGTGCTGATCCCCTGCTCGATGCCGATCGCTCGCCATGCAACCTCGAACTTGCTCAGACCATTCCCATCCGGCCGGACATCGAAGTCCTCCAGGTAGACAACTTCACCCGGCTTGACCTGGTCATGACTGCCGTCGAGGTTTTTAATGTCGTACGACACGACCACATTCCGGACCGTGATTTCGCGCACGTCGATGGGATTGACCCACTCCAGACCCGTGGGATACCCGGCACCGTTGTAGCGCTTGCGCAGGTAGCAGCGGCCCCAGATGCGCAGCGACAGCGCAGCATCAAACAGCAGGCGTGACGACTGAGACATAAAGTAATCGAGCGGCGAATGCTCCAGCACGGCGCCGTTCTCATCCGTCACGACCATCGCCTCGGCAACATCCGATGAAATCGCGTTGGCCGTGTACACGGTGCAGGCGTAGGCGGTCGAGCTGACAGCAAAGGCACGCGCCAGAGCGTCATCGCCGATGTTGGACGAACCGGTCAGGGCGCGCTCCAGCGTCTGTTCGAACGAGCGCACATACTGCGCCTCACTCACCAGATCATCGCCGCGCGCATAGAACACGCGATTGCGAGCGGGTGCAGGCTTCGTCAGGGAAACGCGTTTGGGCAGACGCTGAATCAGTTGGTTGAGCAAAGAGGCCATGGTCTACCCTCACGAGAGTAAAAAGCGATTTTTGTTACCAGATCTCGGACCGGGCTTTCGGCACGCTCAGCATGTCATAAGCGCCGCTCAAAGCATCGACCTGATCATCGTGTGCAGCTGCTGGACCAAAGACTGCCAGCTCATCCAGGAACGACCGATTCCACGCAGCGCGCACAATCGAGACGCGCCCGGCATTGACACGGCTCGCGACCGGCGCAGCGCGGGTGAATTTATCACCCTGCGGCGGCACGGCATCCATCGTATAGGGCCGCATGGCGGGGTCGCGCAAAAGATATTGCAAACCCACGATCCCGGCTTTTTCGGCTTCGAGCCGGATCCGGACTTTGGAACCGTCGATCTGAGCATTCTGCGTGATTGCTGCCTGAACATCCGGCAGCTCTTTCTGGCCGCGCCAGATGTCCAGCACAACGAGCTGCTCGTCATGAGTAACCCCGAGTTTGAGCCCCACGGTGTAATCAGACTTCCGCTTAGCAGTGACAGCCAGATCGTAGAAGCGCACGATCTGCGCGCATTCCGGCGCATGGTCGATCACCTTAATATGGGCGGTGTCAAACAGTCCGCCAGTGCGGTCGCGCGGTGCCTGCTGGTAGAGACTGTAAAACTCGTATTCATTGCGCGCCCGGCGCTTCGCCAGCCAGTCGGCGGTGTACCGATCCGGCCAGAGCGCCTCGCCTTCGGCGCGACCGAGCTGGTCGCCTGCTTCGGCCAGCGCCGGAAACGTCAGCACTGTCCAGTCTTCCTTCTCATTCAGCAGCAGCCACCCCGCCAGATCATCCACATGCCAGCGGGTGTGCATGACCACGATCGCGCCGCCAGGCTCTTCGACACGGGAGATCAGATCCGAGCCGTACCACTCATGCAGCCGCTCACGCATGGTTTCACTCTCGGCTTCAGCGCGCCCTTTGACCGGGTCATCAATAATGGTCAGAGTCGCGCCCTGCCCGGTGATGCCGCCGCCGACACCCGCCGCCCGGCCTTCGCCTTCGCGACCAGCAATGCGCCATTCATCAGCAGCACTACTGTCAGGCGCGAGTCGAACACTGGGGAAAATAGTGCGGTACATGTCGCTGTCGATGGCATTGCGGACCCAGCGGCTGTGACCGCGTGGCAGCTTCAGGTTGTAGCCGGTGAGTAGCAGCTTGGTATCTGGCAGGTGACCCATCAGCCAGGCCGGAAAAACGCGGGAGACCTTCAGAGACTTGCCGTGGCGCGGCGGCGCGAAAATCATCAGGCGGCCAATGCCGCTCTGCCCGCCGGTCGCGATATAGTCCGCGACCTGCATCAGGTACGTGTCCATCATGTCCTGATACGGCAGCTGTACCCAGCGCGGAAAAGTGCGCCGGGCCAGTTCCGCAATCGTGAGCTTTGGGCGCAGCTCCATCCGCGTGCGCTCAGGGGCGACATAGCCCACACGCCGAAACGTGTTATTCACCAGCCCGTTGACTGATAACATGCTGCGCCTCATTCATCATTGCTAGAAAGACCTCGGCCGGGTTAAATCCGGCATCGGTGAGGGTTTGCACCAGCCCGGGCAGGATCTGCACAATTTCGGTCGGCAGGCCGCGCAGCAGCCGCATTTTGTCGGTGGCAATCGCGGCGGCCATGACCGCGTCTTTCCCTTTGACATCGGCCAGCACTTCCGGCTTGAGCGCGTGATGCAAATATGTTTGCGCGACGTGCTCAAAGACGCCGTCCAGCGCCTCATCCGCCTGTGCGATCAGCGCCTCAGTGACTGGTTGCTTTTCCGGTCGGTTCGCCTTTTTTACGTTCGGTTCGGCAGATTCCGAACGCGTTCGCTTTGGTTCGGAATCTGCGGCGGTTTTCAACCAGTCGTGCACCGTGCTTTTACTGACCGTTCGACCCAGCGCAGCGGCAATTGCACGCATTGCTTCATCAGTTTGGCCGCCGCAGCGCCGCACGATCGCAATCGCGGATGCCTTCTCTTCTGCACTGTAAGCCATCGGCTTTAGTCCCTGCTATTCACTCTCGACGACTACGTCATCGTGCCGCGTATTTTTGTCAGCCCCACGTCCGCCAGCGCCGTTTTGATCGTCCAGCCATCCGACTCAAAATAAATCTTAAAGTTAGGGCTTTGAAGCTCAAGAAAGCGGGTTTTCATTCCTGCCGTGGCTCGCGTGCAAGCCGCATATGCCTGCGCGGGCAGGCTGCCAGATACGGACAGCCGACACGCACCAAAGGTCTTGCCGCGCCCGGTGTCTATTTCCCAGTTGTCAGCAGCAGCATTCGCCTGTGCCAGCGCACCCGCCGGAATAACGATTAAGCAGCGGTCAATATAATTCGCCATCAATACACCGCCCATTTGCTGTTCAGGTAGGCGAGCACAGCTGTGTCTTCGCCGCTGGCGGACAGGTCGCGGCTGTAAACGAGCAGCGCTGACACCCGAATATTCGAAGGGTCAGCAGCCGACTGGCGCGCGCCCAGCGTCACCCCGCCCGGGCTGGCCGTTCCCGCCGACGCAACCACCTTCGTTCCGGCATTCACCCGGATCATGGATGCAGCCCCGGAAAACAGCGCGGTCACAATGCCGTAGCTGGAGAGCGCAAGATCCGGCGTCACCGGCCCCAGCGTCCCAGCATAGGTCTGAAGGCGCGGCGTTGTACCAAATTGCAGAAGACTCATGGTGGCAAACGAGCCGCCGTCGAGGATATGATCAGGGACCGTCCAGCTGATCTGCTGAAGCACCAGAAAGACTGTGGCAGGCTGCGCGAGCGTAAAGGTTTTCTGTAAATAGTCGTCGATGCCGTCAAATTCGACAGCCGGACGGGTCCCGCCGGGCCCGAGCAGGGTTCTGCAGGTCGGCTTCAGACTTGTTGTGGCCTGAATCAAATGATTGCCCTGACCGCTCTGGTCGGTCCAGTAGCCAACCACGTCGCCATTTCCGGCGGCGGTCGTCCCGTTGGAAGCCTGGAACAGGCCGCTGTCGGCTTCATACCAGCCCTTCAGCCCAGAGATCGCAGACGGCAGCATCACACCCCCATGAGGGCGCATCAGAATGAGCTTGGCAGCGGTGTGCATGGGCGGTCCTTCTTCATAAAATCGCCCGGCGGCATGGCCTGAAGCCATGGCCGGGCGATTGCAAAACGTGCGGGTGTAAAGCGAAAGCGAGCCGCCGCACGGCAGTGCCAGACGCAACAGGAGACGCGGCGAGGTTCAACACCACTAATTTGACCGATCAGCAGGCCTCGCCGCGAACACCACAAACCCAACGGCCCGGCGCGAGTGATCGCAGCGCGGGCCAACAGCCCCGAATCATTCAGGGCAAACAAAAGCGGGATCTGAGAGGGAGACCGCAAACCTCAGTCCAGAAAGCCGGAGTCGAACCGGCGCCTCTGCATGAACAAACACGCGGCGCGCTGCCGTTGCGCTATCTCTGGAGGTGCCCGGCGAGAGCATTGGGGGAAGAGGGTCGCCGGGCTAACCACAGGAGGAAATAAAAGAGGCCGGGACCTGTTGGGTGCCGACC